TATGAGCTGTCCCCATCGATGCCGCATTGTAGCGACATCGCGGAGCAGCCCACTAGGGGCGCTAAGGACAGGAACGCCAGAAGTTTCAGTTTTTGCATAAGTCGTTTTTACGCCTTATTTGTTAGTTTAGCTAGGTGTTTTGTGTCACCTAGCCAGTTCAGTATCAAGTAGAGGCTGAACTGCCTGCCAGTTGCGCAGGTGTAAGAGCCTCCCCAGACGCTGCATCAGGCGCAGGGGAGGGTTCCGGTGCCGGGGTTGCGTTCGGTACCGGGGTTGCTTGTTCGCTCGCTACGCGAGCTGCGGTCTCGTCTGCGTTGTCCGGAGCGATCCTTGGTAGTTGTCGCCCGGGTGCAGCGAGATCCGGTAGTAGTTTTTCGAGCCGGTCCTTGTTGGCCGGGTCGTTTACGTAGTTGAAGAATTGAGCAGGGCTCTGGTTGAATTCACTACGTATTTCCGCTGGAAGATCGGCGAAAATTTCGCCGCCAGCGGCAAGTTGTACTTGAGCTTCGAAGAAATCGAAGTTTGCGAAGTCGCCATAGCGAGCTTCGTGTTTATTGAGATGTGAGATTGTGCCGGTTTTTTCGGCACGTTGAATTAATTTATTGATGTCCGTTTCATCTTTGAAAGCCTGTTTAGTTCGGCCATCTTTGTAGTCTTTAGCCGTAGGCTGTTGTGTTCCGAGCATTGACATTGTTGTCTCCCGACGGGTACTCAGCTTGCCACTGGCAAGCTCGAGTTAGTTTTAAGTTCTAGGACGCGGTATTACGCGCCTTAGTAAGTTTTTGCCTTGAACGAATTGTTTTGCTGAATTGAATAGTTTTGAGCCGCCTTTAATTAGGCTGGCCGCGCCGAGTCCGGCAGCGCCGCCGACAGCAGCGCCGGTTACGCCAGCTTTTTCCATGTAGCGGAGTGTTTTGCCGCCGGGCCCAAGATATATTTGGGAGTCTATGGCGGTCATTATGTCGCTGAGTTGTCTTTGATTGTGAGCGACGAGTGATTGCTCATAGGCGGTATTGGTTTGATTGAATAGAAGTTCGGTTTGGCCGCGTGCTTGTGAGGTTTGCTGGTCCGCTAAATTTTCATTAGCGACCATGTTAGCTAGTTCCTGTTTTAGTTTTCTCGATGCGATTGCGGTGGAGGCCGATTTTTGGGCACCTTCGACGGCTGCGCCTCCGACGGAGCCCATAGTGGCCATTGCACCGGCAGGTGATGATGCATCGAATTTGCCGGCTAGTATTGGATTAATGCCGGCTTTTTTAAGGTCGGCCATACGACGTTGCACGGCAGTATTAGACATGCGTTCCTGAAACGCCATTTGTTGCCGTGCTTGTTGGCGGTTGCCTCTATTAGCTTGAGATTGACCGAAGGCTGAGCTCGCTGCTCCTATTGTCGCTGCTATCCATGGCATCGTTCGTTCCTCACTTTAAGCATGGCGTCTGCCATATCGGCAGCGCCTTCGAGGTCAGGTTCTTTTTGATTGCCGGGGTGCAGTTGCCACCCGACGAGACCGCTGAAATAGAAATCCCAGATTTCCATCAGAGGCGGTCTAAGTTGCCCGGGATGCCAAAGGTAGGCATCGGGCGTGCTGCTTTTATCTCGAAGAAAAAGTCAGCAATGAAGTGGGGTTCGCTGGGAATCGCGATTGCGCGATCCAGCGGTACACCGAGATTTGCGGTGATGAAGGTTGCGCCTAGTGTTGGTAATGCAGCGAAGTCTTCGGACAGATGCCAGACAGATAGTGAGCTGGCTGCGTCCGGTCGCATGAGTGCAGATAGGCGATTTTGCGCGAAGCGATATTCGTCATAGCGGCCTTGATAGCCGAAGACCGCATTATTTATTGTGCCGGTATCGGCAACAGTTACCCAGATTTCTTTGTTAAGTACGGCTTGTTCGCCGATTCCCGACAAGACGGGATAGAAGAAATCGAAACGGGTAGATTTAGAGAAGTAGCGGTCGAGACCTTGAGAGTAAGTAATGTCGGCGCGGACGTTACAAAGTCCTATTAGCACGCCATGTTCGACGAATGATTTTGAGAATGAGTGAGTACCAGACACGGTGCCGAATGCGGCCAGATTACCGAGCTTGTCGTTTGCTGCTGGTGTTGGTTGTGCAGACTGCTGTTGAACAGGTGTTATTGAAATAGGAGTTGAGCCGCCGCCGAGAAATTCGGCGCGTTGCAGTCTGTGATCTGGGGACGTAACGCCCCAGTGTGCTCTGAGAGTTTCGACATACCGTGTGCCAGCTCGCGCGTCGCGCTCGAGCAGTCTTTGTGTTTGGAATGCCAAACGTATGTCGTTTATTGTTGCGGCTGTTGCGCCTGATAGGTCTGCAAACAGCGCGCTGCCAGCAACCGAGCCGGTTGCTGAGATATTTAGAAGTGTCGAGTCTGTATCGAGTGCCTGATAGGCCGAAGACCCGACAGAGAAAATGCCCGGCGTGCCGCCAATAGACAAGCTAGAGCGTATTTCCGCGCTTGTTCCTAGTGGCAGCGATACCGCTGTGCCTTTTTGTGGTGATGGTAAACATGATGTGAAGTAATCGAACCGCTTACCGCGTTTCAATGGAGCGAAATTGAACCCCGAGGTGTCGCTATTGTCCGGGCCGTTAGCGGACCCGACAGTGACCGAGTCCTGTAGGTTCTCGTCGCGATACCATTCGTTGTAAATTTTTCGGTATGCCCGAAATGGGAGTGCAGAGATACCTATATTCGCCGGGATTACCCCGACGGAGATTCCCATGTAGTCGCCTACGCTCCCCAGCGCGACAATGTCAGCGCTGAGTATTGGAATCGTGAAAGAGATACTGTCTCCCGGATCGTCTTGTGCCCCGTGGAATTTTTCGAAATTTGTCCAAATTGTTCGATAGGGCACAAAGAACCAATGTGTTTCCATGTACATGTTGTCCATTATTGGTTCTAGAGGTGTTGCCAGTCGCATGAAGAACGACGCTTTAAGATTCCATGTGTCGCCGGGAATTATGTCGGCGACTAAGATAGGTACAAGGTGATCCGCGTCGAACGTTGTTTTTAATCCGTGAGATAGGTTGAAGGAAGACCGCGCGATGTCCGCGCGGGGTACCTGTGAGAATTCATGTTGTGAGCGCATTTTCATTGCGTAGTATTAACTCCCGGAGTTATGCGATTGTCGTTTTCGATCTCTTCCACGAGATCGAGTTGCGCAGGTTGGTGAACCTTGCGTGTAGAGGATATTGTTTCGAGTGCTGTTACCAGACACTCGTTGTCTTCGTCGGTAAGTTTTGCTTTTGTGTCGTCGAAGGTTCCGAGGCGATGTAGAGAATAATCCTCGGGATGTTTGCCGATCGGGTGATCGGCGTCCGTTGCGATATCAGTGAATGATCGCATAGCTTCGGCATCAGATTGAGTAAAGAACGGTCTAGAATACAGACCGGATGCAGAGTCGAAGATTGAGTAGATATTAAGTTTCATTAGAGTGTCCTTTTTGATTGTGATTGACGTGCCTTATGGCAGTCATATTTCGCACGAAGTCGTGCCGGTGTGAAGTCCTCGCGATGCGCGGCAATGAAGACTTGCCGTAATTGTTTAACCAGTTCATGTGTATCTGGATCATTGAGTTTGAGAATTTGTTCATAGTAGCGAGGGACTTTTTTGATGATGCCCTTTCCCGGTACGGGCGATTCATCAGATGGGAAGAAATCATCTTTGTATTTTTCATAGAATTTCTGTCCGATCCCCGGTTTTAGAGACATCGTTGTGTACGGCGATTTGACCCAGAAGGCAACGCCGTTTTCGTCATTACGAAGGTATTGCTCGAGAGCTTGAAGGCCGGTGATTTTTTTGAGTATGTAGCCAGCCGTATAAGAAGCTGTCTCGTAGTTGAGTGCGCCAATATTGTGGAAGCCATAGGGCCATAATTTTTGCAAAGTTGGCGATGTGTAAGTTGAATACCTGTCTGTTGTTGTTTCGATAACTTGATCATCGAAGGTAACGTTAAATAGACAGGCGTGATAGTGGGGTCGGAGATTTTCGTCCCCATATTCTCCGCAATGGAAGTAGCGGATAGATTGAGGGAAGTGACGACGTAGCCGTTTGAGGAAATCCCGGAAGTGATGATAGTTGAGGGAATAGTCCTCAGGGACGTGGTGCCCTTTTTTAAATTGATCGGAGTTGCAATCTTCGATTGATCGGTACGTGAGAGTGATGAAGCAATTGCCGTGAGCATGCTCTGGCAAACTTGCTTCGTGGACGATTCGCATAGCCCACATGAGAGTCCGATCAGTGCGGCAGCCAAGACACTGGCCGCAAGCAACTTCCATTTTGCCAATGGTGTGTGAGGACTGTTTGAAAACCAGCGCGCCATTAGAGTTTTTGTAACCTTTTAGGGGCGAGTAACAAGGCATTTAGAGGCGATAACCGCCGCGTTGCGTGCCTGTACGATGGTTTTTAGGATGGGTTCCAGAAGAACCCGAGAAATTCCGTCGTGATTTTTTCCTACTCATTTTCCGTCTTCGAGCCATTATCATTTACCTCGTATGCGAATCCGCATAGTTCAGACATCGTCCTGGCACTCTGTGACAGGACTTGGGGGGTTGTGTTCAGATTGACGTATGAGCTGTCCCCATCGATGCCGCATTGTAGCGACATCGCGGAGCAGCCCACTAGGGGCGCTAAGGACAGGAACGCCAGAAGTTTCAGTTTTTGCATAAGTCGTTTTTACGCCTTATTTGTTAGTTTAGCTAGGTGTTTTGTG